CTAACTAAAAACCAATACCAGCAGTTTAAACCTGTTCGAGCAATATGCGACTTTGATTTTCTTGTAATATCTTATCTGCGTTTTCTTGTAACAAGTATCCGGGTGTATTTCCTGTTTTCAAAGCGATAACTCCGTTAGTGACAAATTCAATTCGAGTTTCTATAACTTCAGTTGCAGAGACACTTACAGCGATATTTGTAATGATGCAATTAGCTTCATAAAAGACATTTTTCTTTGAATTATCAGGATCACGGTAAATATAAAATAATCCATCAAAATCTGAACCTTGCTGCGTTCTGACAAGCAATTGAGCTAAATAAAATGGAAATTCTGGGTCAGCTCCGTATTCATTAGCCCTATCTCCTGTCTCGTAATCATGCTCCCAAAGACAAGTCATTGATCCTTGACCACTTATTAAACCTGCTTCAAATTGGTTCCTAAACTCATCTCCAAGATTTGTTAAATCAACTTGCTCCCTGCTGGTTGTCATTTCAAATTCTTTAACACCTGCTACATGCCTAAATCTTTCGTTTCTAGTACGAATTAAAATATCTTTAGCAGAACTAGGAGCAACTAAAGTTAAAGCGTTTGCTGTTAATCCTTCAATTGCTTTTGCAAAGGAATCAAATAAACGAATACCGCCTACTTGGTCAACATTTATAAACCATTTTCCATCTGGATAACTGTGACCGTTAACTAATTCAAGAGTTGAACCATCAGCCGTTTCTATCTCAACCTCATCTCCAGTAATTAACGAACCAGAACTATGGTCAACACTAAATCTTTTCGTTGATGTATTTACGTCATAGGGATCTAACTTCGTCTGCAAAGCAGATTGAAGCGTATCTCTTTTAAGAGCTATTTCGCCCCATTGTCCAAAGTAAACACCCATGATTTAGATATTAACTTCGGTAGGTGCTCCATCTGCTTCCCAACTAATGTCAGCACTTAAAACTTCGCCAACAGCACTATTCATGGAAACCCCCGTTATATAAACATTAAAAGTTATATATCTATCGTGTGCCCCATCTTCAATATTTAATTTTAATTGAACCAAATCAGCCGCCGCCGCTTTCCCTTCTTCTCCTGCACTTGAACTTGTAACAGCCTTGATGCTTTTAGTTAACAAGGTTGTCACATCACCAGCCGTACCAGAAGCCGTTTGGTAGTAAAACAATCTGGCACTTCCGCTATAGCTTCTAATGCCGGGAATCAACGTGCGGTCAGTATCTTCTAAAGATGTAGTTTCAAGAACAGCTTGTGAACTTGAATAAGCCCAAGATTGAACTTTTGCAGCTTTATTCCCTGCAATTAAAAGCTGTCCATCTTTGCCACTATAAAAAGGCACGATCCTAAAACTTAAACATTGCTCTTATTATATGGGTGCATCCAAGCAAGCAACAAAACTACAACTAACATTGCTGATTCCGGGGTACACACTTGTAACGCTCGGCGGCCCTGAATACCTCCACAAAAGACCTGATCCTGATTCTTTTAAATAATTAGAAAGGCTTGTGCTATCTATACCTGTCGTTGCGTTTGAAGTACCAAAAGTTACATAATCCCAATCAGAATTTACGTTTTCATAATTAGCCAAAATCAACGCAGCGTCAGCATCCGTAATATTTGAGAAAGCAAGAGTCATGGTTGCATTGACTCTTTTATTTCCATACCGCAAATGCGTTTTAGTCCCGTCTAACGATTCAAAGGTAGTACTGGGATAAGTACCGGGGTTGTAACTTCTTGCCGTTGGTTTAATGCTTGGGAACGCTACAGAATTAGCCATTAGTCTCCAGTAACTTCAAAACCACCAGCATCCCAGTTTTGCATAACTGATAACTGACCGTTTGTTTCAATAGGAGCATAGCTACCCGACAGTTCAATTAAACCGTCTTCTGCATAAGAAATCGTTTCACATTTATAAAGTTTGTTTTCTGTTGTTGTGTTTTTAACAGTAAACAAAACACCATTAGGAGCTTGAGAAAGTGTTGATGATTGAACTCCTACAGTGCCGGGTTCCCAATAGTAAACAGATTCAGATCCAGTCATATCATCTTTGCTAACAATTGTTCCATCTTCTAATTTCGCTCCGTTTCTAAATCGACTTGTATGAGTTACTTCTGAAACCAATCTGAAATAATCGCCGGGAGACAGACCTTCTACATATTGTGGAGCTGTTTTAAATGTCAATCCATGATCTACTAAACGTCTAGTGTTAATTGCAAAATAAGCAAATGTTTTTGCTTGTTCTAAAGATGTGCAGAATCCAGACATGTCAAAGGTTTCAATTGGATCAGTTGTTGCACCCTGCCTTGACCTAACAAGAACAGATTTTGTTTCAGGAAATCCATTAATAGATTCTTCTCGATAAATAACAGCAGCTCTAAAAACTTGTCTTTCTTCTGGACTTAAAAAACTAACTTGCAAATCTTTGATATTTCCATCGGTAAATAACGCCTTCACTTCGGGTAAAATCGTTTTATCTATCTCATCACTCCCATTAACAGGAACAGAAGGTTTAAGGCTAAATTTGCCTCCAATAATAGTGAAATCTAGTAAACAATAACCAGCATGTTCAAAAATAAAATCTCTTAAATTTAATTTAGATGAAATAGTTCCATCCCAAAAGAAATCATTTGCTCGACAATATTTAGCGGCTGAAGTCATAAATGTTTTGTCTACTGAACTTGTCCCAACTAACGATCCAGCTCCTATTTCTTTATCAGTCAGCAAAGCGTAAGCAATTTCAGGGAAAAGATTAGAAGCTCCTGTCCCTCCATTTATTAATCTTTCAATTTTTATTCCTTTTTTAAAATACGCTGAAAATTGACTAAAGTTTGTCCACTCTTTTGAGCTATTAATTCTTAAACCTGCAAAAGCCAAACCGCTATATTTAGCAGCAGCATTATTATTGTTCCCTACTGGTTTGACAATTTCATTTACATACACTATTTCGTGTTCAGGTTCGTTTCTATTGCTGTTTTCATCCCCTTCATAAACATTCCAATCAGCAACAACGTCATAAGGATTTAAGTTCTTTTCGTCAATTCTTATTTCCCTAGATCCAACTTCTAATTGAACTTGTATTCTGTCAGGCAAGCCCACTCCCGAAACATCTGAATTGCTAGGAAGATAAGCAATGTCGCCGTTCTTGAATCCTATTCCTTGAAAAGTTGAACTAGGAGTCCATTCTGCATAGTAATAATATTGAGTACTCCCACTGCTATCTGTATAAGCTTGCTTATAAACAGTTAAATCTACTTTTAAAGTACCAGCCGTTCCACTACCTCCGATAACTGAAACAGTTCCTTGAAAATGAACAGGCGTAACATCTGTTCTTTGAGCTTCAATTTTTACATAAAACTTCCAATATAGATTGTCTGGGTGGTTCCCACTGCTTTGATCTGGTCTATATCTTTTCGGATCTCCGGGAATTTTAAAAATTACATCTTGCCAATTTCCAACTCCGGGGCCGGGGTCATGCCCTCCATTTTTAGCTTGATATTCTCTTTTATCCCAATACAATGACCAGCCATATTGTCCAACAGGAACATACGGATTAGTTGCATTTTGTTGATAAACAATAATGCGATCAGCCGTTCTTATGTCCTCTTGAACTGTGTACCAATAAGTATTTGTAGGTCTACCGTTAAAAGCTGAACTACTTTGCCAATTAGATCTGTTGTCATTCGTTAAACCTTTGACAACCCCAGAAATTGTTTGAGTTGTAGCTCCTATTTGCCATTCAGGGTTGCTTAATACTTCTGTTGAATTATTTAAGTAATAACTTTCATTACCTGAAAAAGTTATATCAAACCCATGAGATTCAAAATGAGCTTTATTTGCATTTCCATCAGAAGGTGTTTGTAAAAGATTTACATATTTATTCCAATTGTTCCCTCTTGTTATGTAATTTCCGGGGTAAGGTTTAAATCTATATTCATATTGTTTTGTATTGTCAGGATGAGAAATACTAATATAGTTATACTGAAATTCAGGCGTGTTTCCTTTAACAGCAAATAAACCTGTGTGATTATTTCCAAAAGTATTTTTTAAATCAGCCCAACCTGATCCGCCAACTTCTCTATATTGCAACATGAAAAAAGATAACCTTGAGATATAACGATCTATCTGTCCTAATGTAATTTGAGATCTGTCTTCATACGCACGAAGCAAAGCATTGTCATCTGGTTGGCTGTCTATATTTGCAAAGCGTATATGTTTATAAACACGACTTTTTAATCCAATTTCTGTGACATCACATTTTCTATTATTTGATATTGTTGCCATTGCAATTCTTTGGCCTGTATAAATATTCCAACTGTAATAAAGATCCCTATGACCTCTTGAACGGTTAAGGATAGTATTGCTAATCTCTTGTTGATATAAAACAGGTGAAGTATCGCTTAAGCTATATGCTGCATTTTTATCATTACCAGAACCGGGAGGA